CCAATTATCATCAGACCTAACAACAACTTCAGTAAGATTACAGAATTGCTTATTGCGTAGTATAATCTCACTACACGGATTAGTACCGAAGTCTGCGTATTCTTCGCGCCTTCCGTTTTTGGCTGCTTGTTTCTCTGCTGCTTGACGATTAAAAATACCACGTTCTCCACTTTTAGATTCATAAAGTGATAACCACTCACGCATAAAGATACCTACGTCTGGTTTCTCTGTATAGGCTACTGAGTTATTGGATAAAGCCCTGTGTTGACTATGCTCCCACCAAGAACCGGATTTAGCATTGCGCATACGCTCGTCTGAGAGGTTGCTGAGAGAGATTAAAGCACTACGCCTTACCCCACCTACCACTACAGCTTCTGCGATCTTACACATCAAATCATGACAATCAACAGACACAAGTTTCTTTTGTCCTTTAGTTATTGCATCACAAAATATGTTACAAGTAAAGTTCATAAGATCATCTAAAGGTGCTGGTCCACTAGCTCGACCACCAAAGGTTTTAAGCCGCGCTCCCTGTGGTCTGATATTACTTAAATCCCATTTAGGTATCTGTCCTGAGTAAAGAAGAGACATTAATTCTTTATAAGCTTTTGACCATCCTATTTTTGAATCAGAGACTTTGATGATAGTATCCGTATAATTAATTTCTTCAGGAAGATCAGGAAGTCTATTAATGTACTGACGTTCCACGCTGAACCCTACGCCTGTACCACACATAAGAATATAAAGAGTTTCATCAAAAGCTCTTGGCGTATCAACAGCAACATAACTACAGTTAAATCCTGCTACGTTATCCTGCTCTAAAGCTTTACCTGCTGACATCAATGCTCTCATGCTTGGCATAATTTCTAGATTAAGTACAGCTTCTTCAAGAGTGTAACGGTGATTTAATTCATAGCTATGCTTTTCTTTTAAATGCTTTGTAAAGAAATCAAAGTAACGAGCAACGGTTTCGTGCCAAAGCTCACGCCTTTGTTTGTCCTCGTTCCATCTTGCATATCTACTAAGATGAATAAACTGTTGGTAGTTTGTAGGCAGTTCAATCTGTTCCACTATTTGTTTTCTCCTCTGTCCACAAATGTATTGCTATTATAGCATAATGAATAATTTTTAACAAGTCTCCTTGATCTTTTAAATCACCAGAAATAGGATCAGGTTTCTTACCATAGCGCATAGCATACTTAATAATATTACCCATACAAAAACCATCACCATATCCTGCATCTATTATCATATCTGTTGCTTGATACTTTCCATGAGCATAATGTCTTTCGTAAGTCTTATCAACATATCTTTTTATTTGTTTTATTGTATTTTCTTCATTAAATTTATATTCCATAAACTATCTCCACTTTTTAGGTAAACTATCTTCACTATACCATCTAAAATTATTTCTTTCTGCCCACTCAGCGTGGCTTCTTTTTGTACCATCCCTTCTCATTTTTGCAAAAGGCATAGGTGCTGAAGGGTTAGAAAATAAGAATACTAATTCCTGTTTCTTCTTTAAAGATTTTCTGATCCACACATATTTATTATATTCTGCATAATCCCAGAACCTTCCTTTTGCTTCAATAAGTATCTGCTTCCCATTGATTTTCTTAGTAAAATCAGGCTGATATGTATGCTCAATAACATAACGAATCTTTTGAGAATGATGTGTCCACTCTCGTAATTCTTCTAGGTGTAACTTATATTCCCAATTAGAATCATAACCTCTTGGCAATCCTTTTTCAATAGGTCTGATCTTTCTTGGTTTTCTTTTCATAATAACAGATTCATGAAACTTTGTCAAGTAAAATTTTTAGATCCGGCAATCATGCGCTTCTTTAAGCGCTCACTTCTAGCTCCAACTTGTTTTGCCCATCTACTATCCATCATCTCGGATGCAGCAGTCTCATATTGTTTTTGTTCAAGCGCATTTAGAAATTTTTCAAACTGTAGTAAGCGATTAATGCCTAAATTAAATGCCATGTTTGCAACTATACGCTGTCTTTCTTCATCCAAATCTCTCCAAAAAGGAATATTACGATCTAAATCAGCACAAATACCATCAATATCCTGTTCAAGACATTGCATTATTCTTTCTTCGGATACTTCTGTTCCTGTTGGTTGTTCACATTCATCATCAGAATCTAACACTAGATGTCCAACTCCAAATGTTTCATATCCTAAGTGATCTTTATAAATTTTAGATACTTTTCCTTCGTCTATGACTAGCTCTGCCATTAATTCTTTTCTGTCCATTGTTGTAATATCTCCTATATCTATAGTTTCTGTTGTTAATAATAATAAAATTAAAATAAAATATTTCATCATTTCGTTATCTCCTGTAAAGTAATATCAGGGTTTTGTTTCACTTTTTTATAAAACCATCTCAGAGAATATGCACTTAATAATAATTTTTTATTTGCATATAAATGTGTTTGTTCAGGTAGAAATTCCTTTAAGTTATCTTCATTAATTCTTGATATATCTTCAGTTTCTGGCACAAAAGATCGCACCCACTCAAGTAATAATGAGCGCGCTTTTTTTCTTAGTGCTTTTGCTTTTCTACCATTCATTTGTTATTTCTTCTACTCTAGGTGTTTTTATTACTGTCGTAAGATAAGAATAATTCTTTGAGTATTTAAAAACTCTTAGTCCTTTACCATTGTTTGAATCTTTGTGACAAATAAACTTATGCCTACAATATGTGCACTGTCTTGGTAATTTCATGTTACCAAACGATCCTTCAGGAAGTGAAGCATAGCAAAAAGAAGGAGGAGTCTTCGCTTTAAGCAATCTTTTTAGTTTAGCTATCCTATGTTTTATGTTTGGTTTGTCCATTAAACTCGGAATAAACATAGACAGCTTACCATTCTCTTTGTTTATAGCAAAGAAACCTCCGTTTTTTGTTCCTTCTCCTTCTTCGTAGCCCGCCAACTGAGCCATGTAACCAAAATCATCCTGCTCAGGAAGTGTGCCATTTTGAAATTTCTTAAAAGCAAAATTTGAAGCAGTCTTTATATCTACAACTTCGCCATCAATTTTACAATCCATATGTCCGGTTACACCAGAAACTTTGACTTCTTTTTGTTCTGCCGTAACTTCATGACCTGCCATCTTTGCAAACAAAATGAGCATAGGCTCAAGCAAATGTCCGAAAAGAAAGTTTGTTCTTAGTCTAGCACTGAAAGGTGTCACTTCCTCTTCTGAATTTATATCATACCATAATTGTCTCGCTGGTTTTCCTATGTTTGACATTCTTAAAGTTTCTTCCTTTTTTTCATAAGGTGTAGCAAAATCAAGAATAAGATCCTTGCATTGATTACCGAAGTTTGTTGCATCTTCTTCGGTGATGTTTAAACGCTCTCCTTTATTTAATTTATTTATGTGTTCCTCAATATCACTGACTAATGTATGTATAGTTTTTTTATTCATAATGATTCAATCACTTCTTTTGCTATTACCGGATTTATTCTAAACCATTCACCACACCTATAAGCCTGACAAAGCACAAGTTTGCTAAATGCTTGGTTTTCTGCTGATCTTCTATCTTCAAACCACCTAGAATAAAATAATTTATAGTTTCTGAAAGGGCTACTTGTTTGATAACTGTTACAACGATCTTTAGCATCAACTGCCATTCCAACCTTGATCCAACCTTTAAAAGATGGATTTGTTATAACATAAACATCTCCACTTTTTTCTTTATTATACAACAAATCAGCAACTTTTGCAATGTCTTTTGGCTTTTTTATTTTGCCAAAAACCAATTTAGCTATGTTGCCGCCTTGTTTTAAGTAGCCTTTGAGGGATCTAAATTTCTTTTTGTAGTAAACAAGTCCTTCCTCATTAAAGTTATGATTAATTCCTGTTTTGCGCCAGCAAGTTCCATCATATCGTCTTCCGTCTGCGCGAACGTCTCCATTTTGTGGTTTAGTAGTGTGTTTCATTTAACAACTCCTTTATATTATTTAATTCTTTTATTGGAAGGTTATAGCAATCTGTTGAAACTTTCCAATTATTTGAGGGATCTATATTTCCTTTCTTCAGAAAAATAGCTTTATCAAAATATTCTTTTTTATTTATATATCCAAGAACCCACCCTTTTGTCATATCTTTTAATACTCTTGTAAAAATATAAATATCACATTGTTGTTTTGTATTCAAGGAAGCCACAGAACATTCATAATAATCTTTTGGAGGTGTAGTAACTCTCTTTGTTTTTACATCTATTTTTAAATTATTATGAATAATATCATAATCATAAGTATTATTCAATTTAGATTTTAAAAATTTAGATGTTATTATCTCTCCTAAAAACCCATGTATATTTCCTTGCCCTTGTGTTATTGAATTTTGTAATGTTCCCATATTATGAGATAGTCTTTTCGCTTCTTTAATATCGTTATCTGTTATATCAATGCGTTTCACTCCAGTTGCCTCCTATTTTATATTCGCCATCTAAAGGACACCGCATATTATAGTACTCTCCTGCATCTCTTATTGCTTGCACCCCAATAGAACCAAACTGTTCAGCATCTTCTGTCTTAACTTCAACTTGCCATTCATCATGTATGTTAGCTACAAACTTATAATCTAATTTTTGTTTTTGTGCTTCATCATCTAAAATAATTAACGCTCTTTTCATAACTATTGAGCCTGCGCTTTGCAATAAAAAATTCAAAGAAGAATGCCTTTCTCTTATAATTATTCGCCTTCCATCTAATGCTTTTAAGTACCCTTTCCATGATGCTTTTGTAACTCGATCTCTAAGTCTTGTAAATTTAGGCTTATTAGCAAAGAAATTCTCTCTAAGTCTTTTGCCGTATTTTGTGCTTCCTCCAACCACGCTTCCAAGTTTTGCATTTCCTGCTCCGTAGATAAGGCTATAGAGAAACGATTTGCTCTGATCTCTTGATTTAAGTCCTGTAATCTGTTGATTTCTTGTGTGTATATCTCCATGTCTGATAATTTCATTTATATAGTCCTCGTCTTTCATATAATGTGCTAACATTCGACCTTCCAAACCCGAAGCATCTATCCCAACTAACTTATAACCTCTTGGAACAATCCAACACTCTCTGCACATCATTCCATACGGAGGTTTTTTTGGACATTGTGCCATGTTAGGGTTTCTATGTGTCATTCTACCTGTTATTGTACCATTTGGCACAACAAAACCATGTATTCTTTTATCTTCTTCTATTGCTTTCACCCAAGATTTTATCTGCGCAATCACCTTCTCCAACGTCTGATACTCTCTGATTACCTTTGCTTCAGGAATACCCTCTATCTTGTCTAAAATTTTATAAGTACATTTTGCTTGTCCTTTTTCTGTAAATTCTTTAGGTTTCCAACCAAAATCTTGTAATTGTTCTCCTATTTGTGAGCGAGAACTAAGATTGAAGTCTTGTAAGTCTCGGCGCATAAAAGGTTTATAAGGGTTTTTCACAAGACTTAATTCAAGTCTTAATATTTTATTATACTCCTCATCAGTTAATCCACGTTTGGAAAGTTTACCATCTTTTCTAATGTAAGGAGTGACTTCCTTTACGTCTACCATTTTTGGTTTAAAAACTTTATGTACTTCTTCTTCGGCTTCATTCATTCTTTTATAAAAGTCTGCTAATAATTCCTCTGCTTTCTTTTGATCAA